CAAGCGCGACGCACAACATGCATTCCTAACAACCCTAATGCCTCAAAGTGATTTCAAAGAGAAATTCCCCGATGCTTTGGACGTATCATTCGACCAAGAGCAGTTCAATACCTCGCTTTGTTCGTCATGGTTCGTAAATGACATGGTTCGAGTGGCCGAGTACTGGGTCAAAGTTCCTATTATGCGCAATATCGGATTAATGTCAGATGGTCGTGTGCTAGATACTGACGATGAAAAAGACGTTATGGACGACCTAGTAAAGCAAGGCATTACTCTAAAGCAGGAGCGCAAAGTAAAAAGTCATAAGGTAGTGATGTATAAGATATCCGGTTCTGAAGTATTGAGCGGCCCACATGCATGGGCTGGTAAGTTTATCCCGTTAATACCTGCGTTCGGCAAAGTAACCAAGATTGAAGGCAAGGAATACGTCCACGGTTTGGTTCGACCTGCTAAAGATGCTCAAAGAATATACAACTATACAAAATCAGCAGCTATTGAAGCCACTGCCCTATCACCTAAAGACCCTATCTGGATGACTCCAAAGCAGGCAGCAGGACATGAGGCGAAGCTAAAGTCATTCAATACTAGCAATCACCCTTTCATGTTATATAACCCTGATAGTTCAGCACCAGGGATGCCAATGCGAGGTGGTGCACCAGCCGTACAATCTGCACTAATCCAGCAAGAGCAACAGGCAGCCATTGATATTTACTCGACTACAGGAGTAGAGCCTGCATCATTGGGTAATAGTCCAGAGCTGAAATCAGGTAAGGCTATCATTGCTCAACAGAAAATGGGCGACCGCGGGTCATTCATCTATACCGACAACCTAAACAAGTCTATCGAATACACCGGAGAGATATTAGTGGACCTGATACCTAAGATTTACGACACAGAACGAGTGGTGAGAATCTTAAACATTGATGGCACCAGTGAACAGGTAACACTCAATGAAGGTATAAGCGAGACAACACTATCCAAGTTCAACCAGACCATTACTGATGAACAGACAGGCGAGAAGGAAATCGTCAACGACCTATCACGCGGCAAATATGATGTGGTTGTTGATACAGGTCCAGCGTTCGCAACTCAACGCATGGAATCAGCACAACAGCTAATCGACCTAACAGCTAATAGCCCTATCTTTGCTGAATTGGCTAATGACCTGATAGCTAAGAACTTGGACATATTGGAAGGTGACGAGCTTAGTAAGCGCATTAGAGCGCGTATGATTGACCAAGGTATTGTGAAACCTACCGAGGAAGAAATCAAAGAGCTTGGTTTAGATCAGCCGCAACAGCCAGACCCTAGCAATGAGGCACTAATCGAAAACATACAGATGCAAAGCTTAGACCTTCAATCTAAGATCGAGGAAAGGGACGCGAAGATAGCCAAACTAATGGCCGATACCAACACCCAACAGATTGATGCTATGCAGAAGATGCTGGATAACTTCGCCAAACAGCAAGAGGTAGGCATTCCACTATCACAGCAAGACCACAACATGCGAATCAAGCAGCAAGATATTATTGAGGAGTCCCAACAGGAGATAGACCAAGGGCCAAACAGTGAGCAGGCGGCTGATATAATTGCCCATGCTCAACAACAACCACAGCAGTAATTAACAAGGGGCTTCACAGCTCCTTTTAATTAGACTACTATTAGATTTAATCTAACAAGGGGAAAGCAATGAATACTGAATTCAAGATTCACACAGAAACATATAAGGTTGTGGATTCAAAAGGAATACCGCACATATACAGCAATGTCTGTTCAGTAAAGATAGAGGATAAGCGGTTGATCCTGCGAGGTCAGGTCAATGTGATTGCAACATTCAGCAATTGGGAGTCGTCAACAGTTGCGCCCTCAGAAGAACCATTATTTTTAGAGGGGTGAATCTAAATGAAGATATTTAACCTATCAGAAATCAGCACAACCAAACGCACTGAGATACTAACCGAGGCCAGGGAGAACGGCGCAATACTGCAAAAGAAGAACACTAACGGCGAAGTGCTGGAGGAGTTTTTGATTATTGCAAACAAGCCGCTTGTTAATTCTGGCCACTCAATACAGATGGTCAGAGACATGACCGAAGCATAGAAACAACTAAGCCCTACCAGTTAGGGCTTTTTAATACCTGCATACATTACCCGCGTGAATACCACTTACTTGATTCATTCACAAGATGAATATATAATTATTTTCCAATAGGTACGCGACCTTTATCGCGGCTAACTACTCAGTAATGAGGCTACAAAATGTCAGACGCTGCACTAATAGACGATAACATGCCACCTTTAGACCCTGCACCGGAGCAGGAGACAGAAACGGTTGAGTCGAATATAACTGAGGAATCAGCACCTCAAACGGTTGAAACTCCAACAGAACCTACGGGCGCTGAAAAGAGAATCAACAAGATAACGGGCAAAATGTACGAGCAGCAACGCAGAGGTGATGCCTTACAAGCAGAGCTGGATACGTTGAGAGCAGCTCAGACCGTAGTGCCTGAAGTCAAAGCGCCAACGCTTGAAGAATTTGATTATGACGAAGGTAAGTTTCAAGCTGCCTCTATCGAATATCAAGTTAGCCAAGCAGTAACGCAAAAAGCCACAGCTATGCAGCAGCAAGAAATTGCAGCTAAACAGCAGGCAGTACAACAAGGGGTCGCCGATTCATTTAATGAACAGGTAGCCGCTAAGACTGCGATCAATGCAGACTATCAAGAAGTGGTTGGCCAGTTACCTCAGTTTAATGCTGATACACTAGGCGCAATTATGGGAGCTGATAACGGGGCCGAACTTGCTTATGCATTAGGTCAACGATTGGAGCGGAGCCATATCTAAGGATGTTGGCGAGATGTCTATGGAAGATATCTACAATATGTAGGTCAATTATTTACTAAGGATTTAGAATGGCTAACAATTTTAAGAATACCAGTCTTGTGACAAAGATTGCGGTCAAGGAGTTTTTAAACTCTTTGGTCATGGGTCAGAAAGTTGACCGACAGTTGGACTCACAGTTTCAGAAAGTGGGTGCTTCTATTCAGGTTCGCCGTCCGGTGATGTTTGAAGCTTCAAGTGGTGCAACCCTTGGCGCAGCAAGTGACATTGAAGAACGTGCCGCTAGTGTCGTTCTAGATCAACGTCAGAAAGTACATTTTGAGATCACTTCTCAGGATATGACTTTGAGCGTTGAAGATATGACCGAACGCTTTATTCGTCCAGCGATGGAAGAACTAGCGCAGAAAGTAGAAACTGATTTGGCTGGTGTTTATACCAACATTGGTAACTTCACTGGTACTCCAGGCGTTACACCTACCACCTTCTTGACTGTCGGCACTACTGGTGCAGTATTAAGTAAGTTAGGCGTTCCAAAGAGTGACCGTAGCTTGTTTGTTAATGACAACGCTTCTGTATCTTTGGCTGATGGCCTTAAATCTGTATTCCCTGAATCAATTGCCCGCAAAGCAATCGAGGAGGCTATGGTTGGACGTTATGCTAAGTTTGAAATCTTTGAGTCCAGCTCTTTAGCTGTTCACACTGTAGGCGTTGCTTCTGGTACTCCACTAGTAAACGGCGCAGCTCAGAATGTAACTTATGCCGCTTCTGGTGATGCATGGACACAGAGCTTGATCACTGATGGTTGGACTAACGATACAGCTGGCATCCTTGAAGCTGGTGATGTAATTACGATTGCAGGCGTTAATTCTGTTAACCGCCGCACCCGTGTTACTACTGGCGATCTTCAAACCTTCACCGTTGTTAGTACTGTTGCTGCTGGTTCCACTACTGGCCCAGCTACTTTGACAATCAGCCCGCCAATGATTACTTCTGGCCCTTACCAGACTGTAACCGCTGCCCCTGCTGATGATGCTGTCATTACTGTTAAGACTGGTACAGGTGGCGTGAGCTATCCTCAAAACCTTGGCTTTCACAAGAATGCTATTACCTTGGCAATGGCCCCTCTTTCGTGCGGTTCGACAGTACGATATTGGTGCAGATAAGACTGTATTCCGTTTTGATATTCTTTATGGTATCAAGGCACAGAATCCAGACTTTGCGGTTCGTTTAACTGGCTAGTTTAAATCAGTTATACTCAAGGGGCTTCGGCCCCTTTTTTATTGCATAGGAGTATTGGAATGGATAATAATTTTAAGCGTTGGGTTTATCACAAGACCAAAAACCCTAAAGTAATTAACAGCTCAGAATTTGAGCGCATGGAAGCTGAAGGGTGGAAAGACTCGCCAGCCGAGTTCATGGACTTGACCCTAGTAGGTTTAGACCTTGCCAAGATTGCAGCAGGTGACGAACAAGAGATAGCCAAAGCTCAACAGGCCAAGGACGCGGTAGAAGGTGTTAAGGATTCGCTTAACGACCAATTGAACCTTGAGAAGATGAATAAGCAGGAAGTTAAAGATCATGCTAAAAAACATCTTGGCCTAGACTTTGACAACAAGAAAACCAAGAATACAATAGTTAAAGAAATCAAAGCAGCGCAGGAATAATTATGGCAACGGCTGAAAGTTTTATTATCAGGGCTTTCTCTAAAGCCGGTATCAAGACGGCTGAGACAAGCCTGGAAGCTTCGGAAATCCAAGACGGACTAGATCAGCTTAACGATATGCTGTCATCGTGGGAGTTTTCTGGCATCCGCCTAGGGTTTGAGCCTGTTGCCGATAAAGATGATGAGCTGAGAGTGCCTAGATTCGCACATGCAGCCATTAAATCTAATCTTGCTGTAGTCATTGGGCCTGAGTATTCAAAGCCACCTAGCCCAGTTCTATTGGCTGAATCTGATTTAACCAAGAGCGAACTATTGACCGCCATTATCAGAATCGACCCTGTTGCCTTCCCTTCTACCTTGCCGCTTGGTTCCGGTAATGAGTGCAGCGACTTCATAACAGATAGACGATTCTTTCCTGAGAATGAACAGGAACACTTTTAATGGCCAGACAAGCACTCGAAATAGCCAACGGGTTTTACACTAGCGACTCCCTACCCCTATCGGCTCAACGCTGCATTAACTGGATTCCTGTTATACCTCAAGCGGCGGCATTGAATAACCGCGCACTGTTTGATGTTCCAGGCTTAACGCTATTTGGTACAGCTTCAGGCGTTAACCGTGGCGCGCAGGAAATGAAAGAGGTTCCCTACTTTGTTAATGGTAATACTTTATATTCTGTCGATTCTGCGGGCGTATCTACAGCAAGAGGAATCATAGAGGGCACTGGTCGAGTATCGCTAGCAAACAATGGTCAATATCTTGTGGTAGTAGTCCCAGGCGGCAAGGGTTACGCATATAACAATGTTGACAATACACTTGCTGAGATTACCGACACAGGCTATCGAGTATCTGACACTGTAGTTTTTAAAGATGGTCTGTTTGTATTCTCTGAAACTGCGGGTAATGTATTTTTCCACTCAGAAACAAACAACCCTTTTGCCTACGATGGACTAGCAGCGGGTGCGGCTAACGTAGACCCTGATAAGATTGTAGCGGTTCATATTAATCATAATGAGCTGTTTGTTTGTGGTGCTGAGACTATTGAGCTATTCCAAGATATAGGTGGTGCTGGATTCGTATTCCAGAGAATAGAGGGCGCTAACATTCAAAAGGGCGTTCATGCAGCCCAAAGCCTTGTTGATTTTGATAACACTTTCATATTCATAGGTGGCGGCCTCAACGAACGATCTGCCATTTGGAAAGTAACAGGTTCATCTTCAGCGGTTAAAATCTCAACATCCGCAATTGATAACGCTATCCAAGAGTTCACCCGTGACGAAATCAAAAGCGCATTTTCATGGACCTATGCCAGCGGCGGCAACTTCTTTGCTGGCTTCACCTTTGAGTCCTCAAGAATCCCCTGTAAGACATTTGTGTATGATGCCACCACTTCGGCTTTAGCTGGTCAGTCTACTTGGCATGAGAGGCAATCAGGCGTAACTGATAATAGCTGGCGCGTGAACTCAATCGTTTCAGCCTATGGCAAGTTGCTTGTCGGTGATTCGCAAGGCGGAAATATCGGCTTTATAGACAAAGACAATTACACTGAATATGGCGATGTAATGGTGCAGGAGCGCACTAGTCAGCCGTTCTCAGTTACTGGTCTGCCAATATTCGCGGGAGAGCTTCAATTAACTATGGAGTCGGGGGTTGGTTTGACGACTGGCCAAGGTTCAGACCCACAGATCAGAATGGATTATTCAGACGATGGCGGGCGCAACTTCTCAAGTGAATTCTGGCGCTCATACGGTAAAATAGGCGAGTATACTTCTGTACCTACATGGCGTAGACAGGGGCGGATACCTAAAAACCGAGTGATACGCTTTAAAACTTCAGAACCTGTTAAG